TTAAGCTTTGTCACCATTAATATATTTCACTAACATAGCTGCTGCGTACATAAAAAAAGCAGCGATTAAACCATTCACGATACTCCCAAAAACAATAAGCAACATCTGTCTCAAATAATCTGCCCATGTCTTATCTGGAAATACAGAAATGTTCCAGATACTAACGAGCATATAAAACCCAGTCACAATGATAAACGTCCAAACAACTAACTTTGATTTAAGCATATATTGACAATCCCCCGACATTCAATGACCCAAAAATGAAATACTCTTTGCTGTCGTTATAGAAAGTTTCCCTACTCTCAGCACTCTTTTCATGGCGTCTTAACAGATGTCCAAACCAGCGTCATGCATTGCGAGAAAATCACTCAAAGCCAATTGAATATTCTAATCTAGCGCTCTAGCGGATATTAAAAGATACTAAACTATATATCGGCCCTCGCAGCGTAAAAGTCAGCATTCAATCCGGCTATGCTCCATACTAATAACCATTCTTGAAAGGTCAAGGATGTTTTTTATGTATATAATTGTTAAGATTCCGTTCGTTCTTTATTGTTTCTTAGTCTCAATATCTTCATGATGCGGTATGTGATCACAGATAGATAAGCAACAATAAGAATGATCGTATATGACACTGGAAAATCACTCGTCATTCCGTGATAAATGAAATAAGTTAAGAGTATTGACAAAAATATCACTTGAAATAGTTCTTTTTTCATTTTTCCTCTCCTCATCATGGTTTCTATAATTTTTTACATTCTATCATAAATGTTGTCATTTTTTGTTAGCTATCAACAAGTAAAAAATTTCTCCACTTGTCGATAGCTTATTATTGATTATCATTTTTTCTGCAATAGTTCCATTTTGTTCTTCGTCTTTGGTCCATAAACCCCATCTGCAACTAAGCCATTCATGAGTTGGAATCGCTTGACCGAATCTGCTGTTTTTGGTCCATAATAACCGTCAATTCCGTTGTTTTTTGCTCCTTTGTCTGGATAAAAATACAGGGATGATAATACTTTTTGCACCGCTGTCACTTGAGGTCCTTTTGTTAAGGGGGTGGTTACTTTTAAAATACCAGATGGTAAGTTGTATGACTTTTTAGATGTACTTGTTTTGGATTTTATCGTACCCTTTGCTAATAATTTATGAACTGGCTTTGTCTTAATTGGCTTTGCAGAAACTTTATTTGATAAAAATGACACCAAGACAGGACGCTTACCCGCTTGAAGCTGCAATAAAGTCAAACTGCCCATCATTTCAAGGTGTGGGTAATCTTTAAAGCTCTTCCAGTCTCCCCCCCATGAAAACCCTAGTGCTTTCCCTATCTGGGCTACCCTACGCCATTTTTCGTTAACTGTCCAAAGCGCTTTTTTCCCATCCGCACTTAATAGAACGTAATCAATCGCTAAACCATAGTTGTGATTTGATTGACCGCCCTTGGCGTTTGTAACAATATTCCCCGAAGAAGTACGCCCTTTAGCATAAAGCTTGTTTTGTTCTGCAAACGAACGATAACCAGATGTGATCTGAACAAAGATGCCTTCTTTGTATGCCTGTTTGATCATCTCAATTGCACTTTCTTTAACAACACTGTTAATGTCAGAACCCATATTTCTAATGGAACGGTCTATAAGAGTTTGCAATTCAATTTGTTCTGCCATCTCCATCCTCCTTTTAAGTTTATTGAGCATAAAAAAGTCCCTGTTAAGGGACCTAGAAATTTGCACTTTTTTCTTCCGATTTTGGTGTAAATAATGATGTTAGTTTTTTAATAGTATTGAACGGAGATGTGATGAACCAACTGACTGCCGCAAAAAAATTTGAGCCTAAAATGCTAACAATTACAAATGTAAATGCGAAATACAAAATAAGTTGAGTATCTCCGCTCCATTCATTCATAAATTCAGTTCTCCTTATTAAGAACACAAAAACAGGATGAAACAAGAAAATTCCTAGTGAATAATCACCCCACTTTGTCAGAATGCTCTTCTTGCTATTTACTGAGATAAGGATCAGTAAACATATCCAAGCTGACAAGAGGTAATGAAGAAGTATTTTAAGCATATAGCTTTCATCATTTGCTAAAAATCTCTTTATTCCGAAGCTACCACGGAAAAGCCATTCTAAGTTTGGTGTGTATTCAATAAAAAGTATCGTTAGCGTCCCAGTGACAATTAATAAAACCTTTGCTAGTGAAGGTTTTATTAATTTATAAACAGCATGCAAGTTTTCTTTTGTCATAAAAAACCCAGCAAAGAAGAATGGTGCAAATGAAATTGTTCTTTGATAACTAAGAGTGTAAGAAGTGAAATTTGGATAAAAATCTTTAACTATATCTGCAACCACACCCGTGTACTGTCGTGAAATAAAACTGACAATGAATATAATAAAAAAGATACTTAATTTCCCTATTAAACTTAATCTTAGTTTCGATAAACCCCAAGCTAGTAAATACCAAAAAATCATACTCACGATGTACCACAAGTGAAATTGTGGCTTGCCGTAATGGAATGATAAGGTTTTATACTCTCCTATAAAATAGAGAAACCAATCAAAAAACGTCTGAAATATAATGTACAAAAGAAAAAGGTTTATTATTTTACTTAATTTAAATCTTTTAGCTAGGTAGCCACTGATGAAAATAAAAAGCGGCATATGAAAAGCGTAAATAAACACAAAAAGCTGATAATAATTCTGTTTATTGAGTTCTATTAAGTGTCCAAAAACTACTAAAAAAATCAACAAACCCTTTATATTACTTAACTTTAAATCCTTTTCTAACAACTGACTTCCCTCCAACTCCAATTTTAGGATATATGAAGAAGGAAGCCAGCGCAACTATACTTTTATTTTGTTAATCCTCTTTGTTTCAAGGCATCTTTTTGAAGGTGCCCTTTGTAAGTCACATAATTATTTTTAAACCAAGCCATTACGGCAGTGACCATAGTGAAAATCGTGGAGCCTGCCACATACAGTGCCTCTCCTACGCTTTGCACTTGTTCCTCACTAATCGGCAGCACTGTTTGTCCAAACATGACGAGCGTTTGATTGATGAGTGCAATAAAAAGAAGCACTGTGCGAATCACAGTGCCTTTGTCGAATGATTTCATGTGTTTTCCCCCTATTTTAAATTCCGTTCAATTTTATCGAGTTTGTCGATGACGACGTCATACTTCTCACTAAACTTTGCTAACACTTCATTTTGCGCCTCGATTTGCTCATTGAGCTTATTTTCTCGTTCCTTTGTTGTATTGAGAACATAAAACAAAATCCAGCAAAAGAGAACGGCAAATGGACCTTGTGTCATTAAGTTTTGAACGACATCCACTTCCATTGGAATCACCTTCTTTCCCAGATAGATAGCCACATTTCTCAGTTGATCTATTTAATGTCTGTATTTTAACTTATTTATTACCATCTCAATTGAGATAAGGTAACATAAGCTGTTCCAATAGTAATTGTTCTGCCAGTACTTTTGGGTGTAATATAAAATGTTAACTTATCTCCTGCTTTAAATTTTTGTTGAAGGAACATCACATAGACACTTGATGAAATAACTGGATTCCAATTTCCAAAGCGTTGATATTCTGATCCATTCACGTAGCATGAGATAATACTATCTGATCCAACCGGAATATTCGTACTAGTTAAATAAAGTCTTATTAAATACAACCCGCTATTTTTCAAAGTGATTTCAGACCGAGCACGATCATATTCTCCTAAATCATCTGACCTTGTATCACCAAAAAGCAGTTTTGTTGGAATATTTTCCAAGGCTACAACTGAAGAATTATTCTGATCATATGAATCAACAAAAGAAGTATTTGACATATCCTCCACAGTTAATATACGTTTCCATCCCCTGAAAACCCCATCTGTATGAGTAGTTCCGTACCAATGGCTATTATCGTAGCTTCGACTCACATGAAATGTTTTTCGGTTATTTCCTGTTTCTATAATATCCACATTAAACCACGAAGCATCGGTCGTTGATGGCATATTAACTGCATTCGTTCCAGAGACATAATAAAAACCAGAGGGCAAAGTGAGTACATCTGTACCAGTAGGAATAAGCATTCTATTTCCATTCGCTTTCAATAATGGGTGCTCGTTTAACCTCTTCCATCCGCTCCATTCTTGCTGAGTACCGGTAACATCTGTCGTTGATCGATTGATGTACACATCGCCTGTATTATTTACCCCCATTATCCATCCATATGTGTTTTCACTAAACACTGATAAGGCCCTCATAGAACTTCTTGTCGGCAGGTCAGGGTGTGCTTCATGAATATACCAAGAGTGCACGCCCGGTAATTTAATGAGTTTATCTAAAATACTAGGATCGTTTGCATTAATTCTTTCGTAAGCTTTTCCATCATCAGCAGTAATTTTAGATAGTTGTCCTGCGTCCCATTTGTTTTTTTCGTTTTGAGTAGGCATTTGCAGCCAATTGATCGCAATGTCATTCACATGATAGTAAAAACAAAATGCATTACCTGATGTGTCAATTGCGATTCCTACGCCGATATTATTTTGACCTACTAGCTGAAAGCCCCTTAATGCTGCATTGCCTATAGCAGGAGAATCGACTACTCCAGAACCTCCCGGGGCATAGAACGAGCAGGCACCTAAAGATTTAATCACTTGATAAATACTGCCGCCAACTGGGATATTGACCAACTGGGACCCGTTATCATTTGTCATTTTATATAACTGAGATTGATTCCATTTCTGCTTTTCTTTTTCAGATGCATGAGATGTTGTATCATTTTTGTGTTGATTGATTTGATCTAATAGTCCAACATCATTCTCAAGAATAACCTTAATCATGTCATTAAACAGATCTGCGTGGGCTTTGTCACTGACTTTAAAAGAACGAGGTGTCTTTATCTCCATGATCATTCTCCTTTTATATTTCAGTTCTAAATATTAGTTTTATTAGCTTCACCTTGCGCTGAACTTAAAACCGAATGTAATAAACTCAGTGGGATTGGCGTTATTTGAAGATGATTGTACACATACATTTCCCTCTTTATCTATTAACGTACGGTGGAATTGAGGAACACCTGAAGTTCCTATACTTGAAGCGACTCCTACAAAATAGATCGCCTGCTTCGGACAATATTCTTTAGGCAAAATAAACACGGGCTTATTTCCTAAAATCCCACCTTTTACAGCACCTACTATCTCGACTTCCCCTAAGAGATTCTTGCGATATTTTACTGGCATATTAATAGGGTCATATTCCATCCAATCGTTTTTAATCTCTTTAGGTATTTCCCAAGAGCCATCTAATAGATCTGATAGCGTGATTTGCTTCTCCCATGGTGTCCATGATTCTGCATTGTGTTTAAGAACTCTAAAGTATGTGTTCTTCCCATAAACAGATTCGTAGGCTATTTGTATTAATGTACTGCCATAACTCATGACCAATAAAAACACTCGATTAAAGGATGATGGACCATTTATCCCAGAGTTATATATGAGATACATTCCTGTCTGAGTAAGGGTATTATAGTCTGTCTCGCTAGCAAATCCATGATAAAAGGGCTTTCCATTATCTTGTGTGATTTTTGCTAATTGACCGTTATCCCACCTGTTCCTATCGCTTTCTGTAGGCAGCATTGTCCATGTAATCGATGTGTGTCCGGCATGATAGTAGAAAAAATATGCACTACCTGAACTATCAATCGCAAAACCGGACCCACTATTCTCCTCCCCTACCGTCTGCATACCTCTTATTGAGACTTTCGGTGGGGCAGGAGCATCCTCCACACCCGCAGCTGCATAAAATGTACACGTTCCTTTATCTTTTATCGCATCAAATATTCTTCCGCCGGCTGGCACATTGATGAGCTGGCTTCCACTATCAGCTGTGATCTTATAACTCTGGGAATCATTCCATTTCTTCTTTTCTGTTTCAGATGCATGTGCTCTCGCATCATTTGTATGTTTTAAGAGCTGTTCTAATAATCCAGTATCATTTTCAAGTAGTACTTTGACCATGTCATTGAACAAATCGGCATGCGCTTTATCATTCACCTCAAAAGGTATTGGTTCTTTTATTTCCATTATTGTTTTCACTCCCTTGCTTTGATGCTTGGTTCAATTTCTTGCAGCTGCTCTAAAGTGAGCATCCTTTGCTCATATCCTTCATTTAGATCTTCCATTGAACAATCACCTAGTTCAACTGCTTGTTTGACCAATCCAGGTGTCACCCATTGAAAATATAATGCTATTACCCAATAATTCATGTTTCACTCTCTCCTTTAAATAAAAGGATCTCATTTTTTAGCGCCTCTAGTTCGTTTGTTAAAAGGTCACATTGCTGTTCAAGCTGTTTTCTCATCAGCTTTTCTTTGGCTACTTCTTGTGCTAGATAATCTAGTGGAAGGGGTGGTTGATACCTTGGGTTGATTTGAGATTTTTCCCACCATTGTTTCAATTCTTCTGCCGTTGGCTTTGGCACATCTAGATGCCACTCGTCTATATACGAACCAGCACCGTCATTTCTTAATTCAAAATCCTTTTGCGGGTCCGCATCGGGGTATTTATATTTAATGGCTTCATATAAAATCATTAGAATCCTCCTACACTCTCGGAAAGTTTCGTCCGCCTAATTCCGTAATATCGAAATAGTTGTACCAGCCTGAATTATCAGATATATAACGATCGGAATTTCCCGCATAGCCTATATACATGTAAATTTCAACGTAATCTCCTTTATTCGCTGGCACATTCGCAGCCCCATATAAACCTATATCAAGTTTTGCAGTTTCAGAGGGTGTGGCAGGGAGATGTCTATAATGAGATATATTTTTATAATTTTTACCATTTAAAAAGATAGACAGCTCAAAATTTGCATACATTTGAACCGTCTCAATATAGACTCCAGCGTTTACTAGGTACATTCCGTTTTCCGGACAAATAAAACGACTATTTTTTATATCAAAATTATTGTGACTATCTTTTATTTTTCGATTAAAAAGGATTTTTTGTCGCTCAGCATTATTAAGCAACTGCTTACCAGTTGTACCAATGTTCGTATGAAGAAAGCCAGAGATTTTTTGCCATTCGGTCCAGCCAGACCCGGTCCACCAATGCCGGCACCAAGTGCCTGTGCTATCAAAATAACTGCCGGCTTCGTTTCCAGTCCCATAGTAGTATTGAACAAATCGAAAGTTACTATATTTTTCATTTTTCACAAATCCGTATCTCGTCGGATATCCCGTGTCATTGGCTTGGCCAATATCCATAAACGTAATGCCTATTGGATATTCCTCGCCGCTGACTGATGCATCTTGAATGGCTTGATCTCCTGTTAACTTGAATAAGCTTTCATTCGTAATTCCTGCTATTTGTCTACTAAGCGCATTGTCATTCTCAACAAGTGTGTCGACCATCCGATTAAACAAATTAGCATGAGCTTTATCAGATGTGACAAATGGTGAAGGTGCTTTGATGTCCACTTCTTTTCCCTCCATTAATAAATATCATCAATCTCAAAAACGAATTCGATGTCGCCGTCTTTTTGTTTGTCTGTCATGGTGCGGATGGCGGTGAATTTGCCGGCTTCGTCGACAAGAGCTAATTCATTGATGACTTCTCCTGCAAGTTCTCCTTCGGCGATCGTGCAGGTGTAGCGGATTTTTGCTGGTTCCATGAAGGCAAACGAATCAATATTTTTTTGGACTAGTTCTTTTTTGAGTTTTTGTTCAGTGCCGTCAAGAGAGATCGGTTTTCCATCCTTAGTTCCCCCATTTCCAAATGCCATTTTAACGACTTTTGTGAGTTTTGTTCCTTCTGCTCTTGCCTTTGCCATTTGTTGACGTGCATATAATGTGGTTACGGTTAATTGATCAGCCATTGTGATCCTCCTTATAGCTCTATTTTTTTAGAAGTTGCTGCTAGCATTTTTGATCCATCAAGCGGAACGGATCCATCGAGAATCCAGTAATGATCCTTGATCAGTAAGCTTGCGCCCTGTTCATTTTGAACATGAACTGGCAGGCGGAACGTCATTTTCTTCTTGGAGTGATGCGGCAGCTGGTTCTTTGTGCGTAAAATTAGTGCCGCTGCTTGCTTCGTTTCATGTGCTGCTCCAGTCATGACATAATTCAAACGATATGTTGTTTCTGACTTATGTTGAAGCGGCAATCTCATCTGCAACGAATGCCGAAAACGAGCAGGCACATCCGTTGCACCTCGTGTTCCGCTGAGATAGAACGTACCATTTAATACAAATTCACCATTGAGTAAAATCGGAATATGATCGAAAAAACCCACTCTGCTTCGCAGTGTGAGCCGCTGGTAATGATCATTTTTTTCATGTACATCAGTATGATGAAAAGCCGTGAACGTATAAGCCAAGTGAGCAGGCTTTAACGTTTCAAGAATTTCTACAATATATCTCGTGTTTTGCAGGTCATCTAGGTTCACACGTAAGGCGAAATGATAACGATTGGCTGTGAGACGGATGATAGCACTTGGGTTCTTGAGAAATCGATTCACTGATTTCTCTAATGAAAGATACGTGATCGGCGGAATATTTGACATCATATTGAGTAAGCGTGCCCTGCGCAGTTCAATTGAATCATCTGATTCCCGCTGCACCTTCAGCATTCTTTCCCATCTATTCAATCCCCATGTCGCTGTTAAAGGAAAGAACTGATCCGTTAAGTCGAAAATGGATTCGTCCAATTGCTCAAATTCAGGTGCTTCTGTCTTGAGTAAATGATCCACTTCATAAATGTCTGTAAAATATGGCGGCAAGTAATTTTTCATTTCATCCTGTTTGCTCAATAACCTTCACCTGCCTAAGACGCGGAATCTCAATGTCCTGTAATACTAAGTTTTTCGATTCACCGTTCAGTAAGACGTTTGCATAATCTGACACGCTTTCTGAATGGTACAAAATATCGTTTAATGCAGACATTCGAATCGTACTCTTTTCAAATGCGATGGATTTTAATAGCGCTTTGACCTTTTCTTCTATTTCTTTTTGCGCTCCTTCAAGAGTCCAGTCCATTTGAAGTTCAACAGCCACTTCTATGTCAATATCCAGCCACTTAGCGCTTTCAACGGTTGCTTTGGAACCTATAGGCGCCTGTCCTTCCCCTTCGCCTGGCACAGGATCGATATATTCCTGTACCCTTTTGACAAGAAGGTCTGATGCTACATCTAGATTGCCGTCTGTGATAACAATTTTGACCGTTCCTTCTCCGTTCCAAAGCGGGAACACTTTCGCTCTGCCAACACCGGTCACTTCCTCAGCCCACTTTTTATAATGCGCTCTGTTGGCACTGACAGCCTCTCGTCTTGCGCGTATTAAGTATCGCTCATATAAAGAAGCGTCATCTTCTTCCTCTTGCCCTGGTATCACCAGTTCTTTCATGGTCATCGATTCAAGTCCTGGGATCGTATCAAGGGATAGCAGCGGCTGACCTGTTAATTGGCCATTTCCGTCTGTACCAGGTGTCTCACATTCCAGCGTGCCATCCTTTGAATATTGGAAATAAACGTCTTCAATAAAAAAACGTGAGCCATCTGGGATGTTGATGTTCTCCGGCTGAATGGATGCTGACCAAACCGCTCTGGTGGCTGGCTTTCTTTCAATACCGACTTCAGCAGCCCGTCGATCTAAAAATTCCCCCTGTGCTGTATCTGCAAAAACAAGCTCGAATACTTGATCAAGCCAAATATAGGACTGTGCCAGTTCAGCGGCAGCAGGTGCCAAGGCATTCCAAATGACGCTGTTTTCTCTTTTATCTATGTCATCTGGCAGCCTGTCCAGCATTCTTTCCATCAATGCTTCATACGTTTGCTCCTCAAACATCACCCTCCATCACCTCCTCTATTTCTAATGTGCCTTCATCTGTGACAATGGCTAGATTGACTTGAAACGAGTCATTTTGCTTCGTGACCTCTATCTCTTCAATATGATCAATCCGCTCATCAACGATCAGTGCTTCTTCTAGCAACCTTGGAATCTCCATTTCTTTGTATTCATCCGTTGCTTCTGTGTCCGTTAAAAGCTCCTGGATTTCAGTGCCAATGTCGTGACTGTAGATAGGATGTGCATAACGCTCTGTCCGCAATGTCATATAAATGAATTGCCGGATCGCGTCTATGCCTGAAATGGTTTCGTTTGTCAGCCTGCCATGTTCAAAATCTATGCGATACGTCGTTGAGGGTTCCACCTCTTCGTCTTCTTCTGTTTCCTCGATTTCTTCCTCTGGTGAAAGTGCCACGTTCATCACCTCCCTTATAATTTGTCGATGATGTAGAAGGACTGTCCCCCTGCCATTGCGAGCACCATAATACTGTCTCCCGCCTTTAGTTCATCATCCTCACCCTTATTTAAGCGTTTCGGCCAAATAAGTAGTTCTTGGGGAATGATCAGCTTACTATTTTCATTTAATCGGATATTGAGTGGGGAAACCGCCGTGACTTCTCCAATGACAAGATCAATTGGAGAGGCTGCGTCTACTGCATTAACAGCCAATTGTTTAATCGCTTCACTTAATCTCACGCTTGATCACCCTTTGGCATGGAATTTTTCTCGACGACGTCAATGGTCATGGTGTGTTTCACTCCATTGAATTCATGTTTGTCTTGATCGATCCAGTAGGTTTTTTTTACGTTGATTTCAGGGATTTTCAAATAGATTGGGAGACCGCTTTGCAGTTCGGGAATTCCTAGCGCTTGTATGCTTTTCACTTCTTGTTTGACACCTTTTTTCTCTGCTAGCCGTACTTTGGCTCTTTTTTGAAGCTGCGGCTGGTTGATTTGACCTGTTACCGTCTCAACATGCTGTAAAATGCCGTATTTACTCTGACCTGCTTTATCCTGTTCGATCACCACAAGATCTGATTTGCTGCCTTTTTTCTTATTCTTCCCCTGTTCATCTACAGACGTGCGCATCTTCACACGTGTTGCTGTCTCTTCAATGGAGGTGCTGTACTGATAACCGATGAGATTGACGCCTGATTCAATGACCCATACGTCCTCTGGATCTGGCCAAGCTCTCAGCCCCATCTTGCCTTTAGCAGAATAAATTTGATAGTTTCTGCCGGTTTGCCGCTTTGTTTCTTTTAATGCTTTCAGAATGATGTCATACAAACTCGTATCATTTTTAAAAACAAGAGACTTCACGACATGTCCTGTATTTGCGATGGAGGTCATTGGAATTTGAAAGTCAGTCCCAATCCGCCTCAAGATTTGATCTGCTCTTTGATTAGAAAAAACATAAACATCTTGGTTTTTCACCAAATATTGAAGCATATCGTATGCGGTAAGGGTCAACTTCCCTTCAACCGGCGTCCGGGAAAAAACGATGCCTCTGAACAGCTCTTTTCCTTTCCATTTAAAAAGAACCGTGTCTCCTTCTGAGACACGGTAATACGTTTGACTGCCTTGCTTTGTGATAATATTTGCCTGAATAGAGCGAGGGGCTTGATACCTTTGCCCCTGAAGTGTCACACTCTCTGTGACAAGCTCATACATGGTGCCGCTTCTGATGGCAAAAAGCTCAATCAATGCCAGCCCCCCTATTGTGGTATTTTTAATTTTTGCCCAGGGAAAATCCAATACCCCGGCTGCTTAATATTGCGTTTACTTCGTTTAATCATCGCTGCTTTATTGGCATTCCAAATACGCCGCCATTTCGTACTGTCACCATAAAATCGGCCTGAAATGGCCCACAAAGTATCACCTTTTTTGACGGTGTACAATTTTGGTGGTGTTTTTGATGGCCTTTTCTTTTTGGTTTGTTTTGCTTTTTTCTTTCGTTTGATTTTCCTAGGCGACGCAGTTTTATATTCCTTTAACTCGATCGTAAATTCACGATCTCCAATATCATATGACCCTTCCTTGTGGGTGAAGCTTTCAATGCTGCACGTCATATTGATCTTTGTTCCTGTAACAATCAATCGCACAGACTTTTTCGAACGCATCATTCGTTCAATTTTCGCTATCGCATTCTCTGGTGATGGAATGCTTTTATATTCAGCAATCGGCGAATATTTCTTAGGAAATAATGATGTGAATGATACTTGTTTAGCCGATGGTACATCAATAAAGGTCAGTTCTCCAAAAGAGGTGACCTTCACCGTTTCATTTTGTACGTTATTAGTGATTTCAAGTTCAGATGGAAGGACAGGGAATCGCAACTTGTCCTTCCCTTGGGAAACCCATAATTGATACACTGATTTACCCATCGATCACGACTCCCTTCGTTCCTGTATGAAGCTCTACTTCCAGTTCGTCTACGAGCATTTGTCTCATTTTTTCGACAAGCGATTGTTGGTCTTGTCCATTATGGAAATGCTGATCTCCATTGAATTGAATCATGATTTGTTTAGTACCTGACGATGTTGGATGACCAGCTGACTGAGCTGAGGTCACTTGCTGCATCTGTGATTCTGGTAAAGGAGCAGATGCATTTGATGGATCATATACTTGCATCCCAAGTGCCTTGGCTGCCTGCGTCAATAAATACCTGCCGCGAATGCCTCTTTCTTCAGGAATAATCCATTCGCGTTTGTTTCCTTCACCGACTCTAGCTACCTGCTCCTGAGTAATCAGTCCGCCATTTGCGTAGCCTTTATAAGGACCGCCTCTTCTCATACTCCGTAATCCCGGCGTGTTGAAGACTGTTCCATATCTGCCCTTAATGTAGTTAATGGCGGCTACGGCATTATGAATCGGGTTCCAAATATCATTCATGCCCTTGCCTTTATTGGAGTTAAACGTCGGTCCAATGGTTTGCATTAAGCCTTTAGAAGGCGTTCCCTTTTTAGCGTTGGAATCCCATAAGTTGATTGCTCTCGGATTTCCATTCGATTCATGCTGTGCGATGGTCATAAGACCTGGAAGCCAGTTCATAGATGTGCCAGTTGCCATTAGAGCTGCCATGAGCCATTGCTGAACACTAAGACCTGAAGCCCCCATACCGCTGAAGGCTCCGATTAATGAACCAGCCTGATTTTCAGCAAATTTTTTGACATCAACTGAGTCGAGTCCTTTGACGACACCGATCGATGCAAATTTCCCCAAGCTCATCATGACGCGTGAAGGAGAATGAATGTCTAATTCTTCTCTAAACGCCTGCTCTACTTTCTTCGCCATTTCTTTGGCGGCTTGTGTGACTTCACTTGCTTTTGAACGCATGCCGCTGTTAAAGGCGTCGATCATTCCTGAGCCCCAGCCTGCTGATTCTTGTTTGGCTTGCAGGAAAGGTTGTTTGATATGTTGATCTACGTATTGGTTTGTGCCAGTTGATGTAGCATTTTGACCTGTTGCAAAACCACTAACCGTTCCAGTACCCCAAGTTGGTGATGCTATCATCACTTGTTGGTATGGTGCTGTTACACGACTTTGCAAAAAGCTGTCTGTTCCTGTTGGTGTCATTTGCTGGCCAGTCGCAAATGCAGAAACCGTTTGTTGTCCGTACTTTCCTGAATCTGATGTCAATTGATTAAATGGCTGCTGAATATTTTTTTGCTTCCATTGATCAAGAGAGACCACTTTTTGATTTAACCCTTGTTCAAAATCGTTATTAAATTGCTCGCCTATGCCGGAGGCTTGAATGTTCCCATCCATTGAGACCGATCCGCCTATTGAACCGACAGAAGATGATGAAGCTACAGCTGTAGGAGCTGGAGAGCTTGACACTTGATTTCCTGCCACTCCGCTTGGCACAACAGACATTCCAAGTTGAGAAGCAGCTTGTGCAAGCAGCATCTTTCCTCGTCCTCGGTTATTTTGAGTTGGAATGACAAATTCTTTCCCCGCTTCTCCTATCCATGAAAGTGTTGGCTTTGTGATATAACCACCGGTGGCGTTATTTGCTGCTTTTTCTTTCTTCTTAAGTCCTGTTTTTTCTTCGCCTTTTTTAATAAAGATATTAAGAAAATTCCCACCAATTTTTTTAGCTGTATCAAATACATTTCCTACAACGCCAAAGATACCTTCCCATGTTTCTCTTAAAGTTTTAGCATGATCTTTCAAAGGATTAAATACTTTCTCTTCGAACCATGCACTCACTTTTTTCCAGATACCCTTGATCGTTTCCCATGCTTCTTTAAATTTTTCCCACACGAATTCAATTGCTGGCTTGGCATATTTTTGATAGGGTTGCCATACATTTTCATCAAACCAAGTTGAAACTTTCTCCCAGGTAGTTTTAATCCAGTTCCATGTATTTTGAAACAAATTCCACACAAATGTAATGGCTGGCAGGGCATATGTCTTAAACGGCGTCCAAACGTATTCATTAAACCACTCAGAGAATGCCCCCCATTTTTCTTGAATCCAGTTCCATGTATTTTGAAACAGATTCCATATAAACATAATTGCAGGTATTGCATATGTTTTAAAAGGCGTCCAAACGTATTCATTAAACCATTCAGAGAATACACTCCATGTCTCCTGAATCCAGTTCCACGTTTCAACAAGTTTATTCCATACCCACCCAATTGCTTCTATCGCATATTGACCGAATGGGTCCCAAACATTTGTTAAAAACCATTCAGAGAATACACCCCATGTTTCCTGAATCCAATTCCATGTGTCAACAAGTTTATTCCATACCCAACCAATTGCTTCTACCGCATATTGGCCAAATGGTTCCCAAACATAATCCATGAACCATTTAGATGCTACTGCCCAAATATTTTTGATAATTGTCCAAGCAACATCAAATACACCAACTACAAAATTGATAATCGGGACTGAAAAATTATAAATAGGCAGCCAAACTTTTTCCATGAACCAAGAAGAAAGCTGTCCCCATTTTTCAGTGATCCAATTCCATGTCTCACCGAAGAACGATGTAATAGGAATTAAAACATTATTATTGATCCAGCTCGAAACTTTGTTCCAGATATCTTTAATCCACTTAACTGCATTTTCAGCACCTTTGACAATGTCATCCCATTTTTTCTTCATGGTTCCATCATCAAACATTTTACCGATCCATTTTCCTAAGCTTTCACCTAAAATACTACCTAAGATTCCGCCGATTGCTGTTCCAATACCTGGTGCAATCATTGTTCCTATCGCGGCACCACCCATACCACCAGCAACGCCCCCGCCGAATCCTCCTACTTTTTCGCCTACATTTTCTTTTGTTGTTCCAATTAATTCTGTAGCACTAAGCAAGGGCCCAAGTATGGGTACTTTTTTTAATAATTTACCTGCTCCTTTACCTAAATTTTCAAATGTATCTCCTAAGCCTTTTAGCTTATCGGTATCTTTGAATATCCCAGCGAGTCCGGCGATAGCCATAACACCTGGAATTTTTTTGGTTAGACCACCTAATTTAGTTGGAGGCTTTCTATTCTTTTCCACCCTCGAAGTTCCTGTTGGATTATTCGGTTGGTTTTTGGGTCCATTTCTATTTTCTGTTCGGGCAGTTCCCGTTGGATTTAAACCTTTTGCACAGCAAGAACAGCAGCTTACTCTAAATAAACCTTTTTCATTTTGCGTTTGGTCTAAGTTTTGGTTACCCGGCTGCCCTGATGAAGCATTATTATTAGATCCCCCCGAGTCATTTGTTTGATTTTTCGGACCAAGGATCCAATCTAATCCTTTGTTCACCCATTTATCTAGATACTCCTCAGGGTTGATTTTAATCTTCTCACTAATTCGTCCGATTACTTCTTGCTTGTATTCGTCGATTTTTGTTTCAATCCAAGGTAGCGCCTTATTGTCCCAAAAGTTTCTAGGACTTAATTTTTCCTTCAATTTATCTGAAACATCACCTGCATATTTTTCAATCTCTTTTAATGCCTTGTTTCCCAAATTCCCCAGCCAGCTCTGCTTGTTTTCATTCTTTTTCGTAGCAGCTGTTGCATTAGGTTTCTTTTTTATTTTCTTTTCTTTCACAACCGACTCTGCTTGATCTCGTTTTTTCAACTTACTTTTTGCATTGTCTTGAACAGATACTCTGATTTCGTGTTTAGACATCGTCAAGCTTTTGAGTGTCTTTTTGATTCGTTGAATTGCAGCGGTGGCTTGGTCAACCATGTTTAATCTCATATAGTAGGTTCTGTTCATGAGCTGAAGGATTGTTTTTTTGATTGATGACATTTTCCCTGACAATTGATCGTTTAGTTTAAACGTCAGCATAATGGGACTTGTCCCCACTTGTTTCAAACGATCTATGCTGGATTTAATGACATCCAGCCCCTTGGCTTGAATGGATATGACCAGATGATTTGGGAGCATATTTAACTGATTGTTTAATGCTTTTAGATCACGATAGATTCCTTGATCCAGTCTCATGGAAATCACTGACATTTTCCGAAGCGATAAACTGAAGTTTCTTAATTTCTTGTCATCTATATCCAGGTTTATTTTCACAGGTTTTCTAAATGGTTTGAGCTGCTTCTCAAACGTTTGAAATCGTTTTTGAATGCGCATAAGTTTCTTCGATACTTTGTCTTCTAATTCAAACCGTGCTGTGAGTTTCGCCAATTATTTCCCTCCTTTCTTTGCTTCTTTTTCTAGCATGTCTAGCTTGTAGCTGATGAGTCCGAATAGGAACGCTTTGAATTGTCTTGGTGCTTCGTATAAATCAAGAAGTTCAGATGGGGAATAGTGAAGCTCGTGCATGGCGTAATATAAAAATACGGCTTCTTTATCCCCATCTTTTATTAGTTTTTTGCTGCGTCTTCTAAATCTTCAATTTCGTCTTCAAACCCGTTGATTTCAATGGCTTTGTTTAACCAGTTTGCGTATTCACCGCCGACAGATAAAACACGTTTTGCGACTTCAACTGGATCTTGTGTGCTGTAGGCTTCTCTTAATTCCTTTGAGCGGAAATCTGGGTAAATCGTCGATTCAATCGCAATACGTGCGTAGAAGCGCTGACTGTCTAAGTCCTTCACACGTCCTCTGCCTTTGACATTTTTGAAGGTTGTGTTTTCTTTTTCAAGTTCATCAATCCGTTCAGTTGTAATGGCTTTAAAGACAAAAGGAATGACATTCCCTTTTTTATCAACAAAACGCTTGGAAATCGGTACTTTGACTTCTTCTGCTTCTACTGTTTGTCCTGGCATAAAAAATGAAAGATCAAATGTTTGTTTTTCGCTCATGTTTAAAAACTCCCTTTGGTTTGTTTTTTTGAATGCAAAAAAGCACATCCATTTTTTGAATGTACTTTCCAATTTTTTCATGTATAATCTAAATTGTACAATTGAACGGCTTGCTCAAGGGCGTCTGGCTCATCCCCGATAGGAAGGGGGTGATGCTCATGTCAACATTTCAAGCACTGATGTTAAAGCTTGCATTCGGGTCATTTATCATTGCCCTGTTGACGTATATAGACAAAAAATAGACTCCCCCCTTGAGCTTTGGTAGGTAAAAGGGAAAGTCTATCCTGAACATCCTATTCGATTAGTCAGCCCCTTGAAGGGCCTCATTGTACATTGCCGGGATGCGCCAACATCCTGGCTTCTTTTTATTATATGCAAATCACTCTGCATGTAAACATCATCTTCTGTTTTTGGAATGCTTTGAGCATTCTAACTGCATTATAACACATTCCTTTTTCAATCTGCCAATGTTACTTAGCGAATTCACATAACCTATTAGAAAGAATTCTTTAGCTTTTCAGGCAGGTCAAAGTCCTCGAATGTGAAAGGAACTTCTTCTTCAAGTGCCTCTGAATCGACATCCAGTCCAGCAATTTTAGCTGAGTCAAAGTTGACATCAAATAATGTCACACGCTCTGTGCCTCGGCCAGATGATTTATCTTCAAGCACAGCTTGAAGAGTGAAATAAGGATCTTCCCCTTTTTTCACATAGTTGAGCATTAGTTGAACGAAACGTGAAGTGACTTTATAGAACGTCGCAGTTCCTGTTCCGTTTGCACCGGTTGTTTTATGACCAGTCATTCGGCGGCCCATGACGTTGACTTCCGATTTGTTTTTCTCCACGTTTGCTTCGAAGGTTTTGATAAATGCTAGCTCTTCACCTTCTAAGAAAAGACGACCTTCTTTACCTGAAATTGTATTTTGCGCTTTAAAAGCCATCTTACTTCACCTCCACATTGAAATAGAATTTTTCTGCTGCATCTACTGGTTGAACCGCTAAATCAATCATAAATCCATCACGATCTTCATTGAGACCAATCACGATATCTGTTTCTGAGTTAAAGCCTGTAATGCCGCTGCCATCTTGAAGCTGTGTGAGATACTGCGTAATGAGTGTTTTCACAAGCTGCACACCATCATCTGATGCTGGAATGTCGTTGCCATTGGCTTTACGTAATTTAATCAAATTTTTCAATTCAAACGTTAAATCATTGTTGATCGCATCAAGCACACGAATGATTTTGTTTTTCGCCATTTGCTGGTTCTTTTCAACTGTAAAACTTGTCAAAGAGTTAATATCTTTTTCAACACTCACAGTACGATCTCTCGCATCAAAGGTGAAAAGGAACTCCCCTTGTGATAATCGGTATTCGACTTGATCATTGTCAAGACGTTCTAATGTATCGACTGCTCCTTCGTATTCAACAAAGGTCAGTGACTGATTAAAGTTCGCTCCTGCACTTGCACCTGCGACCCATGCTGTTGTTTGAGCAGGCGTCAGTTCTGTTCCGTCTTCTAGAACAACACCGCTTGTGACATTGATGATCCCCTCTTGGTCAGCTGCATAATTGGCGACAACCCCTTGCACTTTACGTCCTTGCTTATCACGTAACCGCTCAATAAATGAGGAGAAGGTTGCTTTTAATTGCTCGCTATTATCGACAGGAAGAGCAATGACATCAAAGTATTCTGTTTCGGCTGCTTCTAGGAAAGCTGTGTAATCTGCGACACTTGCCACACCATTTTTCCCACCGCTTAGTGCCACACCAGCTGTGATGACCGCTTCACCTTCACCAGAAAATTGAACATATTTGTTTTTCACAAGATCTTTGACATCAGTGACAATCTGCTTATCGACAATATCTGTTCCAAGATAGGTGATAACGTCGCGCTTTGTGCTATCAAGTACATTTTCTGCGACTTGTACAGTGATCTCGTTTCCTTTTTGGCCACCATAGTTCGCTGTGACGACAAAGTTTTCTGCGATTTCGGCTTTGGCTGGTTCTCCTTCATTTAAGCGGTAAAGCAAGACCGTTTGTGCTTTTTTCTTTGCTTCACGGAAAAGAAGGAGTGACTTATCATCAATGTTAAGTCCAACCTTTTTATTTAAATCTTCCATATTGGAAATGGAAATAAAGGTTTTTGGTTCTCCCCAGCTCATCACAAGAGGAAGTGCCACCGTACCTCGATCGCCTAAAGTAATTCGCTGCTCTGCTGTTGTTTTAAAATTAAAGTAAATACCAGGACGCTTTTTCTCTGTACCTGGTGTAAAAGTGCCTCCGTTCATCCTTTAAACCTCCTTGGACAAAAAAGCATCAATATGCTTCTTTGCTTCTGTTTTTGTAATTGGTTGATGTTTGATATAAAAAAGAGCACCTTCAAGGATTTCTGGTTTTACCCCAAAAAGATCCTTACTGTGCTCTTTTAAGGCTTCAAATGAAAAGCCAAATTCTTTTTCTTCGCCAGCTGTTTGATCGAGCTGTGCTTTTTTAGTCTTGCTCACGTTTGATCACCCCATCTGAAAAGTTGATATTTTCAAGGCTTGGCTGTTTGTCTCGGTTGTACCAATAGCTGCTATCCCACGTCAGGACAATCGCTGCTACGCCTTGATCTATGATTCTTGTTTCCACTCTTTTTATGCGGACATAATCATCAAGCACCTCTCCATCTTCGCTCATCATCTGAATGATTTGACGATCAGCAAGCAATGCATCGACGACTGTTTCTGCCGCATCATGCGCTTTTTCTGTATCGATATGAAACACTTTCACTTGCAGCGAATAAGATTTCATAAAGGTAGAGACCGTATCTGGACCGCTGATGACTGTCACTGGCGGCACGTACACAGACGGAACTTGAAAGCGCTCTGGCAGAAGGCGATCATACATTGTGACAGGAAAGTGTGTGTAGATATAATGCATGATTGCCCCGACTTCTTGATTCATTCAATCACCTCCCAAAATGTCGATCGATCCAGCTTTGAAGCTTCCGATCTAGCGAATGTTCAAACATTTGCTCATAGAGCATGACAGCATGGTCCCAGTAGCCATTTCCGTCAATCCATTGAGATGCAAGCATCATCCCTGTACTTGCATTCGGATCATATTCAAAGCGGCCACCAGCCCATCTGCCAGGCACCCATCTTCGCTCTCCATTTGAAGAAGTGGCATGTCCGTCATTGACGTATGAGGCATAATCAAGCTGCGTCCCCACTTCAAGCGTGAGACCGCCTCGTGAGATGAGAAAATGATTCTCCTTATCACCTTGCCTAAAGGAGCTTAGAAGCCGGCCTGTATCGACCGCATTCTCCTTGATTAATTCATCCTGAATGATGTCTAAAAGCTGCAAGCCCATCTCCTGCAACCAATCTTGATATTCTGCCTTTAAGCCGCCATCACATGCCGTATGTAGCTGTGAAAGCAGCCGATCAAGTCCATCAATTTTCATAGATTTTCCTTCCTGACTGCCATCACTTCAATGTGATGATTTTTCACTATTTTGGGCTGCTGTAATTTAAGCGAGACCCCATTCCACACCATCTTGTCATGCAAGCGAATATCACTTGCTAAAGGAAAATGGACAAGATAGGATTGATAAATCACTGTCTTCGGTTCTTCTTGCACGAGTGACTGACTTTTTTCTATGACATAGCAAGAGACATCTCTCAAACTCGGAGTATCAGAATAGGAAAGTGTTATTTGCAAATCCCCAGCTGGAATCCCAAATTTACCCCGGGCCGCCTCCTCGCGTTCAAGGTGATAAAGATCACAGCGATCCGTTAATAGAGATTGATAACTCATAATGATCTCACCTTTAATTTTGCACTGCCGCCAGTGAGCGATGGTTCAATGTAATCGACAAGCAAGGCATATACATGAGGTCTGCCTTTGACTTGATCAGCTGCCTTCGCATATGAATAATCGCCCATTTTTTCTGACGTAAAGCCTTTCACCATAGATTCATCATCATTCAGCATGGCAAAATACTGGGCCATTTTTAATAATGCGATTCTTGCTTTTTCAGGGAGGGGCTGATATTTTTCACTTGTGAAATCGTGACCTACGATCTGAAATACTGCAGCTTCTGCTTCGATGATATCTGCTGTCAGTCTCTCTACAGATCGATTTTTCACACGATCAAATACAGAATAGGCTTGTACTTCTTCAGCAGAAATAATCATGGCCTGCCGTCACCTACTCTTTCACTTTCATCACTTTTGCTACAGCATCCTCTTCCTCAAATTTACTGTCTAGCTTCGCTGTCAGGACAATAATAAACTTACGGCTGCGAATATCTTTTTCTACTTCAATACGAATATTGCGAGAAAAACCTACGATAATGTTTTTAGGGTGTGTCAGTAAAATATCTGATACGTCTGTTCCCTCTTCGTCATATGGCTGCATATTGGCAAGACCTTTGACAGGAACACCAAATGCGGAGGAAAGTCCGCCTTGAATTGCTGCATCTCCCAAGCCTGTCTGACGGTTTGCTACTTGATCCTTCCACTCGACCTCTAAACTTGGAGATGTATAGAAACGAAAATCCTGAGGAACACGTAAATATTTTGATGGCATCGCTTTATAGGCTTGTTTGAACATTTGACGGCTAATTTCTACTCCATTTGCATCCACAATATGAGATACTGCCTGTTTTCTTACGCCATCCATTTGAGCTAAAAACGGATCTGATGATGTTGTATCACCATTGACGATGAGCTCTTCAATATCTACCGCCGCTCGTTCCGCCAGCATTTGCATAATCGTCTGCTGAATCCCGTCTTTTTCAATATTGTTTTCAATGCTGTCGTAGGTCATGTGAATCTCTGCAATGACCTCTTTTGCATTGAGCTGGACAGTGCTTGTCGCTGGGACAACACGGTCTTTTGCATCAAGCGCTTTTCCTTCTTCTGCTGGACGCAAAATACGCTGGCCAAAGCCGATTTTTTCGATTTTTTGTGAATCACTTTCCATCGGAATGATGCGTGCATCATTTAAAACGGTTGGTGTGTTTTGCATCATTCTAATGAATGTATTGGATTGGGTTGCGTTCATGAGACCGCCGGTTTTTAAGCTAGCAAGTGTCATTTCGGCCTTTCGAATCAACTCTTGATTTCTCACACTGTTTCCTCCTTATTTTGGCTTATAGTAAGCCATCCCAAATGGGCTTTGTACTGTCGTTTTGTGTATCGTGGATTGTTTGTTTTGAAATGCCCCGCGCTTTTTCAAGCATGTGAATCCGCTCTGAAATAGGCAAAAGCTGCTGCTGAAGCACTTGCTGCATCGCTAACTTTTCTCTGCTGGCTGATTTCTCTAATGAAGAAAGCTGATGACGAATCGGTGCAACCACTTGCTCGAGCACTTTTTGGACAGGTTCTTCCCCTGCTTGATCTGTATCCTGATGTTCAGCCTGCTGTAAGACGTTCTCAATTGCCATTTTTGCTTTTTCGAGCTCTCGTACTTGGTCCGTCGTCAAAGCGGCATCTTGCTTTTGAACGGATGCTGGTCTTTCGCCAACCGTTTGAAGCACATCATCTGTCTTCAAAACGTCCTGCACAATTGGAATCAATTGTTCAAGCGCAGCTCTTACGCTAGACTCATCACCATCACTCGACTGTAAGGTTTCCAGCAGATGGTCTAAAGCGCTCCAAAATTGTTGTGACATGTTTGCACCTTCCTCTTTCAAAAAGAAATTTTTCAGCAAAGAAAAAAGCCCCCTCTCATTCGTGCCCTGGGACAGGAGCTGATCTTGTTCTTCTATTGCCACGATGTCCGCCGTCCCAGCCATTGAGTAGCCTGTAATGTGGCCTTGCTGAATTTGATCCCAAATATCTTGTGAAGCTTTTGTCACAAGCACCCAAGACCCTTTTCGAATCAATTCCCCGCCTACTTCAAAATCCGCCGGGGCAATGTATGATTCAACGACTTCGCCAACACCATCTTGAAAATCATGCTGTTTGTCAATGTGACGGGCATCCTTCATAAATCCATGAGCCGCTCGTTCAATTTCCTTTGCTGACATAAAGTCTTGGTGTGCATCTGGTGTATTCGGTTCATACACGACCCCATACACTAGGCGATGAGCATCTTCTGCCTTCGTGAGCACACTGACTTCCTTTTGAAAGTCAGGCTGCCTCTTCTTTGCTTTCATTAAAAAGAATTTCTTTTGGTTTGCTGCCCTGTCCACATAGGAAACATGCGTAATTTTTGCGTTTTTTAATTCTCTTGGCATATGTTCACCCCCTTTCAAAAAAGCTCACGTCCTTCTGTTTATTTCTCCAGCTGGTTCGGCTCTGATTGAGGCTGTTCTTCAGTTGTTTTTATGCGGCTTTCTAAGGGCCGGTGATAGAGCTCCTCTGGCCATTCCTCTAACGTTTTCCCAAGAATGCGTCCCGCCAGATCTCGCAAATCATTTGGTGACACTGCCCCAGCCTGAATAAATGGCGTCAGAACCTTGGCGATCTCTAATGGATCTCTAAAATCAGGTCCATTTAATAGAAAGCGGACATGCCATATATCAAGGTCCGGCAGGAAAAGGGTATTGAGTTTCCCTGTAATGAGATGCCGCTCAGGCTGAAATACCTGCTCCTCTGTTGTTTTACGCGCAGTATCTGCTGTGGCTTTGTTATAGTCTTGAGACTCACCTGTGTAAATAGGCGGCAGGCGAAAAGCGGAGCGGATTTTATTCCTAGTTTTTTCATCGTATTCTAAAAAGAGCGCATCTTCTTGCAATATCTCTGCCAGGGATTTAAAGTTCACTTTGACATTTGATACATCTTCTTCACCTGTTAACCCTTTTTCCGTTGGAAGACCTTCTACTTCAAGCAATAAAAATTTATGCGCATGATCAGATCCTTCAATATCGTCCATATAATCTTGAAGCTGCTGATAGGACGACTCTGACAGCATTCCATTTTCAACAATAATGGCACCAGGTACATGCCGTCCTTGCTTAAAATAAAGATAGTTCAGTTCTTCTGCTTTGCGCGCTCCGTACATATTCACGATATTGCCAATCCATCGGGGAATCCCATACGTTCCACTGCCGATTTTAAAATGGATCACTTCTGTTGCTTGAAGCGGCTCTGGCGTGGTGTCATCGTATTTGCCTGTTTCATAATTTAATATGCGCGGATCACCATACTCCTTGAAAAAGACTTTCTTTTCATTGATCACCTGTACATATTTACGAAATCGTTTCTTTCGATTCATCGTCTTCAATTCGCCGTTTTCTGTGTATCGGAATTCGACATCGACTGGCTCACTCAGCTTGCAAATGCGGATATGGAGTGTATCTAAATACTCGATTCCTGCCGGCTTCCCTTGTCCATCTCGAAGCACCTCTAAAAAACCATTGCCCGTTTTCTCTCGGTCTTCGAGGACATAGCCAAGAATCACATCGGCCGACTCATCATAGTTCAAGTATTTCGTAAACTCTTCAAGTCTTGTCCATTCCTTCTCTGCGGTCTTCTTTTTTGCCGGTTTCACACCTTCTGCATTAAAGTCAAAGGCATATTCCACCCCAAAACCAAAGCCTAAAATGTTTGTTTTATAAGCATCAATACATTGCTGAAGAATGGTCGAGTATTCTGCCATGCTTTTTAATTCATTGATATTGTAGGGCGGGGGTACAATGTCATCTTTTTCGTAGGAAAATTCATCTGCATACATTTGTTTTGTGTGATCAGACATGTTTGCCTTCATAATCGTGGCTTTCAATTGTTTCATTGTATGGACCTCCTCTCTCTGTTTGGACGGACACGCTCCAAAGCGGTCTGTTTCAAATCCGTCACTTCATAATCATCCAGCGCATACCAGATGGCTGATAATGTGTGCGGGTCGATTTGAAATTCATCTTCTTCTAGGCGTCCGTCCTTATCTGCCTTGTAGGTCAGTGATTGAAGTTCATAGATTGTATACGGGCAAGCATCGGAACAAATGATTTTCTTAAACCGTTTGATCTTTTTTGTATATTGCAAGCGTGAGCCTTGAAACTTATGTGCAGCCACCATTTGAAATCCACGCTGCCGAAAATAGTGAATGGTTTTAGGCTCTGCTGCGTCTGCTTTAATAAGTTCCTTTGATTCTACAAACTCTCTCAGATCAACGGCTGTTTCATCATCTGTTTTTCCGCGGTCGTAATATTCCCAATAAATATATAAGTACTTTTTTTCATGATCGACGGCTAATCGAATGAGCGCATTGTACGATTCAACAAAACCAAAATCCATGCCTGCTCGTTTCAGCGGTCTTTCAATCTGCTGAATCGCTTCTACTACGTCAGAATGGCTTCTGACCTCAAATTGAGGAAAAACCTTTGTACCATTGATCCCAAAAAACCCCTTCCTCGCAATTCGATAAAGGTCCGGGTCGTATTCTTTCAGCTCATCCAGCTGCTTCACATAGCTTTTAGGCAAAAATAGGTTATCTTCTGCCGTCGAGTGATGATAGTACGTATCCTTGATGACAACGGTTCGCTTTTTGTATAATGTCTCGTCATCAAGAACAAATCGCTTCAGCTGTTCATCTCGAAAGAAATGTCTGTACGTCCAATTATCCTGACCAACAGGATTGGTCGATAACATCATATAAAGAGGTAATACTGGATGCCTCAGCCTTCCCAGCAGCTCTTTGAAGCCTTCATAAGAGACCTCTGAACACTCCTCAATCCAAATGATCGAGATATTGTTGATCGACTTCAATTTCTCAGGCTTGTCGAGCCCTTTAAATAAGATGCTGCTGCCGTTTCGAAATGTCAGTGCAAGTGGCGAACTGCGGCACTTCACCACATGATCAATGCCAAGGTCGCTGACGATCTCTTGTAATAGAGAAAATGTCGACTCCCTGTGCGTATCATACACCTCTCGGATGACAAGGGCTGTCCGCTTTTCCTCAAGTAGCTTTAAGATCAGTTTTAAAGCAATGTGGTAGCTTTTGGAGGAGCCATAGCCGCCTACTAAAAATTGAAACTTTTGATTCCAATCGAATAGAAAATGTTCAAAGTGAGGATTGACTTCTTTTTCAATCAATGACGTCATGAGTTATCCTCTTTTCGCTTGATCATGATGTGAAGATCTTCCTCTTTTTCTTCACGCACGGCTTTTTTTGTTTTTTCGATCGTCAGTTCAATTTGCTTCAGCCTCAATCTTCTTTCATCCTTCGCGTGAGCGAGCTCTTCGAACTGTTTAATGAGACGTCTGAGTTCACCCATTGCACGAGATTGGGCATTTAAAAACGTGGCCTGTCGATCCCATGAAAATTGAAATGAGAATTCTTCAGCCGTGATATCTCGTTCTGGCTGAATACCTTCTATCGTTTCTTCCTCTAATGAAGAAGGCATGTATGCCGCCTTTTTCAGCTCTTTGATCATGTCAGCTTGATCTTCAACATACATGATTCGCTGCGCGCGAATAATGGCTGCGTATTGAATTTGAATTTGGTCCCAGATGATATCAAGTGATGTGCGCCCACCCATTTTCTCCATGATTTCAATCGTTTCATCCGAAAGAAATTGATTGAAGATCGAGTGCGCCTGCTTTGACGAACCTTTTTGCCTTTGCCATCCGTATCGTCTTTTCCATGATTTCACGGTATGGATCGAGACATTGTAATGATCAGCAATTTGCTGGTACGTCATCCCTTTCATATAATCTTGCTTGGCTTCTATCCGTTTATCTTTCATTTACATTCACCTGCCGCCTCCTTTTAATTCGAACGATTTCCTGCGAAGGAATCATTTGTGTAGGGCTAGCAAACATCCGTTTGGTCTTTCTAACTATAGGTGGCAACTGTAAGACAAGTGTTGCTCCATTTATTTTGTAAAAGAAAAAACGCCTATTCAGCTGCTTCGAATAGGCGTTCTTGTACTTTCTTGGACATCTTTGTCCGAGCTCTCTCCATATGTTTTTGGACAGTTCCTTTTTTCACATCTAGCATGATCGCAATCTCGCTAAATGATAATCCTTGTGTGGTGTGCATAAAGAAGACGTCCTTCTCTCGATCTGTTAAAACGGCTAAAGCTTCATCAATTCGTTTCTTATCCCTCTCACTGACTTCTCTTTCTTTTTCTTGAATGAGGGTATATTCATGTGATAAAGCCTCTAGTACTTCTGGATTGGCAAGAATGGTGCGCTGATAAACAGAACGTCTGTCTAATCCTCTGCGCGCGCCTGGCTCTCTTCCGATTTGAAGCCATTCCACCACGTATTCTAGATCGCTGACCATACTGGCAATCATTTTTTTATCATGCTTGTCTTGAACTGACAGCTGTTTGTCTTCTTTTTCTCTATATGGTTCATATCTTTTTCTAGCATCCTTTAACGCTCGTTTGTATTCGATCAGTAAATCTTGCATATTTGCTCTCTCCCTTTTTTTTATGAAAATAAAAAACGGACACCAATCAGTCCCCTTTTAGCAGGGTCGTGATCAGTGTCCGCAGGCTTTCCGTCTTGGACGTATTATGTTTTTTGATTTGTTTAATAAGCTAGCTGATTTTAAAACCAATTTCGTGATCTACTCTTGCAAAATGCCCTTTTGCCGTTTGAATAATGGTTTTTCCATGCTCAGGTACATCCATCATATAGGCCGTTCCTACATTTCCATCTAACACAATGACTTGAATCTTTCCTTTCTCCATTTCACCAACAAATGTCTGATTTTCTTGAATCAATAGTTGTTTTGGTTCGTTCATATGCTTGTCTCCTTTTTAGTGATGACCTCATGCCGTCATCTACAGTATTTAAAATGATTTCAACTCTTGGGCGCATACTATAAAACTGAGAAACTCTTAAATCCACAATCTGTAGAGGGACTTCGTCGGCAATGGAGCGAAGTGCTTCTTGAATATGTTGTAGACTTGGCTGAAAGATGCTGACGTGCACCGGGCGTATTAAACCTTTTTCTGCGTATGAACGATTGGTTTGGCAATCAGCTATGTCAAGCGGCATGTGGTGAAATAAACGTATCTCCAGTGAAAGTGCGCCTTTTATTTTTTGCGGGCATTGTGCTTTTGCCGCAGCTCGGATTCTTTTCATGAACGTCTCTTTTGTTAACAAGTGCTCTGTCTCAATGATAAAATGAATGACCATGTTACGCTCTTCCGTCATCCTTCGCCCACTGGCGGATGTCTTGTTCATTTTTACTCGCTTTGAGCAAGCATTTCATGAATGTCATGATTTGCTTCAATCGATTCATGTCGCTCTGACCCCCTCCTTATTTGCATCAGTGGCTTTGTCTGCCATAAGGGTCATGTATGTCTGCTTCTCTTCTGCCGTGGAGAAAACAAAGATTGGTTCCTTATGATGAAAGGTGATCCAGCCGCCAGCTTGTACTAAACAAAGCTGCGCTTCTTTGCGGGCATCAAACGTCAACTGATGTCTGATCATCGTCATGTCCCTCCTGACTTTCTTCTCCCTCTGCTTGATAGCCACATCGTTTCATCTCATATGACCAGTAACTTTTTGGGTATCCAAAGTCATTCATCTGAGTCACCATCGGATGCTCAATATTCATTCTGTTCGTCTCCCCTTTTCTAAACACGATCTCTCTAGAAAGTTACTCTTTTTGTGTAACTTTTGAGCAAAAAAAAGCTCTTGGACACCGATATTTAACAGATCTGCAATATGCTTTGCCATTTCTAAGCTAGGCTTCGTTCGGCCCATTTCTATATTCGCATAGCCACTCGTGTACTTATATCCAAGTTTTTTCGCCATATAAGTTTGTGTTTTTCCTTGTAATATTCGTTCTTCTCGTAATTTTTCAAGTTTCAT